CATGCAAAATGCGTTAATGAACGCCTTAAAACTTCAATGATCAAAGTAAACGCCACAATTCGCCGCCTTTCAGACGAAGAGCCGGATCCTCTTGAACACGAGGATTCGTCCTCAGAACCTACAACCGGCGGCGCAGGGTGGGCGCCGTGGGGCCCAGACACCATCCAAGACGTGTACAACGTCGTGGCCGAGAAGCTGACCCCACAGCAGAGGGAAATCATTGAGGCGCATTTAGCAGGATACAACTACCACGACTTAGCGGTTACCCAGAAGTATTGGAGATACCACTACAGCGCGGCAATCAATAAGATACGAAAGGAGTTAAAATTGTGACGGGATACATAGTAGAGTACGTCAAGCAGGGATGGCCTACAATAGACATTCAGCTTGAAACCAAGCAACCCATGTTCGACAAAGACCAAGACGTGCTGTCAATCTGGCACTTCGAGAACGAAGACGAGCGTGATTTCATACTGCGGGATTTACGCAGGTTTCGTGAACAGCAAACTAAAGGATTAGCATAATGGCAAATGAAGCAACAAATTTATTAGCAAACTTGGGCGTAAAAACAAAAGACCAACGAGCCATGGAAATGGCCGGAGCGGTGACGCGATTGGTTGTAAACGAGGCTTTACGTGAGGCCAAGGCCCGCGCCCAGATCCGCGACTCAAATACTCAGGTTCAGAGGGTCGAAAAACCCTCGCAAAATGGGTAATTCTATATAGGAAAGGCCTTTTTAGGCCTTGAATATAAGGTAACACCATGGCAACCAAATCCAAATACGAGTTCAAACCGGAGATGTGCGACCAACTGATAGAGTTGGGTAAGGTAGGCGCGTCCCAAAAAATGATGTTTGCAAGCGTGGGAATCAGTTCCACCGCCGCCCAGACATTTAAGAAAAACCACCCAGAGTTTGCGGAAGCACTGGACATGGCCATCACCCACTCACAGGCTTACTGGGAAACCCAGTTGCTTGCCAACGTGGAGAACAAGGCCTTTAACAGCAGGGTGGCTGAAATTGCATTACGTGGACAGTTTCCCTCGGACTATCGTGACGACAAGAATAACAAGCTTGAAGTCAAGGCCGACGTCGTGTTGGATTTTTCTGGCGCAGTTACCGACCTAATTACGGCGCTTAAAAAAGCGGCGTAACAAACTGTCGGTACTTAGCAATAAGTGCCGACATTTTCTAATATGAGGGAAAAGGGTAGCTCCCCTGCTGATGCTCCGACATCAGCTACCTCACCAAAAAGCCTCGGAGGGCTCCTCTATGCGAACATGTTCTCGCTGTTCAACTGAACAATCTCTTGAAAACTTTAGTAGAAAACTAAAAGGGTTTCAACATCACTGCAAAATGTGTGTAAAAGAAACCAATAAAGAACACTACCAAGAAAATAGAGAGTTAAGACTAGCGTATCAAAAAGCGCACTATCAAAGCAATTCTGAAGCGATAAAAGAATACACCAAAGATTGGCGTAAACAAAACGTAGGATACGTTAAAGATTTTGATAGACTGCGAAAATATGGGTTGACGTCAGAACAATTTTGTGATATGTTGGAAAATCAAAATTTTAAGTGCGCGGTTTGTGAGGACACTTTAAAACAAGATCGTTCAACACACGTTGACCATGATCACTTGACAGGGGTTGTAAGAGGCATTTTATGCCACCATTGCAACACTGGTCTTGGTTGTTTCAAGGACTCAACACCGCGGATGAAAAAAGCTATCCAGTATCTCGAACGTAACCAAGAAGGTAAGTAACTATGGCAGGTCATGCGCTTCTATCCCCAAGTTCTGCCCATCGGTGGATCGCCTGTACTCCCTCGGCACGCCTCGGAGAGTTGATCCCTGAACCAAAACGTCGAGGCACATTTGACCATGCAATGAATGGCACAACGGCTCACGCTTACGCGGAAGCCCAGTTGCGTCGCCATTACAAACAGATCACCGCGGCAGAGTACAACGAGGCGGTAAGCGCAATCAAAGAAACAGAGTTCTACAACGATGAGTTTGAGGCCTATGTAGCTCAGTACGTGCTATATGTCCGAAGCCAAATCGGTGCCCAAGACGAACCCTATTTTGAAGTCAAAGTAGATTACTCTGAATGGGTCACTGGGGGCACTGGCACAAGTGACGTGGTAGTTATTCGAGGGGATACAATCCACGTCATTGATGCGAAGTTTGGTGTTATGCGTGTAGACGCACAAGAGAACGAACAGCTTCGTTTATATGGGCTGGGTTCATACGCCAAATTTAAAGAGAAACACCCACAATTAAAAAACGTGGTGTGTACAATCGTTCAACCCCGAATTGATAACGTGTCGACTGAAGAGTTGACGTTAGAGGAATTGATTCAGTGGGCTGATGACGTGGTTCGACCTGCGGCTAAATTAGCCTACGCAGGACAGGGAGAGTTCGTAGCCGGTGAGCATTGCCTTTTTTGTAAAGCAAAAGCACAGTGCAGGGCCCGAGCGGACTTTAACAATGTCGCGGCGGCGGCCGATTTCAAGGCGCCATCACTCTTGTCCGACAGCGAGTTGGCAAAGGTACTCAAGGACGCTTCCAAGACACGCAAGTGGTTGGCAGATGTTGAAGGGTATATGTTGACACAGGCCACGGACCATGGCATAGTGCCTACAGGTTACGAGTTGGGGCAGTCAAGCACAAACCGTAAAATTGAGGCGCAAGAGGATGCGGCGAAGAAGTTGCAGAAAGCCGGATTTAGTGATATATTCACTGAACCCAGTTTGAAATCTGTGGCACAATTGGAAAAGCAGGTAGGCAAAGGGCACCTCCAAGAAATTCTTGGTGACCTGATTGTCAAGCCGGCAGGGGAACCAAAACTGGTGCCCTCGAAGTTGAAGGAAGAGTTTGGGTCTTGATAGCCACCTATTTTAAAGTGCTATCGATTAAGTAAACAAGGAGGCCAAGATGGCCAAGAATGAAAAAGTAGTGACAGGTAAAGTTCGTTTCTCTTACGCTAACGTGTTCAAACCCGTTGCGAGTGAAGAGGGCAAGACTCCCAAGTATTCTGTGTCGGTGATTATCGACAAGAAGGACAAAGAGACTATTGACAAGATTAACGCGGCTTTTGAAAAGGCCAAAGCGGCAAGCGCGGCCTACTTCGGCGGCACAGTGCCTAAGGGCCTCAAAGGTGGCTTGCGTGACGGCGACGCGGAGAAGGATGACCCAGCATACGAAGGTGCATTCTTCATCAACGCCAACACGGTGCAAAAGCCCGGCGTTGTGGACGCTGAGTTGAACCCTATCATTGACCCAGAAGAGTTCTATTCTGGTTGCTACGGCCGAGTGTCATTGACATTCTACGCGTACAACCAACAGGGCTCCAAGGGCATTGCCTGCGGTTTGGGCAACTTGCAAAAGCTGGAAGACGGTGAGCGTTTGGGTGGCGGTTCTTCTGCCGCTTCTGACTTCGCGGTCTAAGTAGGATAGGGGTTGTAGCTTATAAGCTACAACCCATTTTGTTTAATATACTGAACATTTATCATGATCAAACTTGAATTCTCTGTTGACGAAGTCAACCACATTCTGAATTTGTTGGGCAAGCTCCCCTTCGCTGACGTGAACATGACCATCATGGCCATCGTTGACCAAGGCCGCCCACAAGCAGAGGCTTTGGAAGCCGCAAAAGCCTCTGAAGAAGAAACAGCACAGTAAACTAAAACTGCTGTACCCGCGCCCATGCTCACGTGTGGGCTTTTTTGTCTCTAAAATTTATCACCATAAAATGAATCAATATCAACAGTACATCCACAAAAGCCGCTACGCAAAATTTCTTCCAGAACACAATCGACGTGAGGACTGGAACGAAACTGTAGCCCGCTATGTGGACTATGTTTTCAACAAGACACCCAAGCTTGATTCTTCAATGAAGCAAGACATCTTTAACGCCATCTCTGGCCATCACATCATGCCGTCAATGCGCGCCATGATGACCTCTGGAAAAGCCGCCGACCGTGACAACACCTGTGTATACAACTGCTCTTACCTCCCCGTTGACGACGTCAAGTCGTTTGACGAAGCTATGTTCATCCTGCTCTGTGGTACGGGTGTCGGCTTCTCTGTGGAATCTAAGTACACCAACAAACTGCCGGAAGTGCCAGAGCGTCTGTTCGACTCCGACCACGTCATCAACGTGCACGACAGCAAAGAGGGCTGGGCCAAGTCTTACCGCCTGTTGTTAGCCAACCTGTACGCCGGCGAGATCCCAAAATGGGACGTGAGCAAGGTGCGCGCCGCAGGCACGCCCCTGAAGACCTTTGGTGGCCGCGCATCCGGTCCAGAGCCATTGGTTGACCTGTTCCACTTCACAATCAAAATCTTCAAGGCCGCACAGGGCCGCAAGCTGAACACGCTTGAGTGCCACGACCTGATGTGCAAGATCGGCGAGGTTGTTGTGGTGGGTGGCGTGCGCCGCTCTGCCATGATCTCTTTGTCCGACCTGAACGACGAGCGCATTCGCCACGCCAAGTCAGGTAACTGGTGGGAAACTGCCGGCCACCGAGCACTGGCCAACAACAGCGCCGTGTACGACGTCAAGCCAACGGTTGGCACTTTCTTGGAAGAGTGGACGTCACTATACAACAGCCACTCTGGTGAGCGCGGTATTTTCAACCGTGAGGCCGCCAAGGCCGCCGTGGCCAAGTACGGCAAGCGTGACCCCAACTACGAGTTCGGCACAAACCCCTGCAGTGAGATCATCTTGCGCCCCTACCAGTTCTGTAACCTGACAGAGGTCATGGTGCGCCCTGAGGACACACTGGAGAGCCTGAAGCAGAAGGTGCGCATGGCGGCCATTTTGGGCACCATCCAAGCCACGTTCACGCACTTCCCTTACCTGCGCAAGGTCTGGCAACGCAACACCGAGGAAGAGCGTTTGTTGGGCGTGTCATTGACCGGCATCTACGACCACAAGGTTACGAGCGACGTAAACGGCGCCGCGCTGTGGTTGCCCCAGTTGCGTTTGGTTGCGGAAGAGGCCAACGCTGAGTTCGCCGACCTGCTTGGTATCCCACGCTCAACAGCCATCACGGCCGTTAAGCCTAGCGGTACTGTGAGCCAGTTGACAGACACAGCAAGCGGCATCCACCCACGCCACTCGCCATACTACATCCGCCGCGTGCGCGGTGACATGAAGGACCCACTGTCCCAGTTCTTGGTCTCCCAAGGCATCCCCAACGAGCCCTGCGTGATGAAGCCCAACAACACAATCGTGTTCAGCTTCCCACAGAAGGCGCCAGAGGGTTTGACCACACGCGACGACATTGACGCGATCAAGCACTTGGGCCTGTGGTTGGCGTATCAACGCCACTGGTGCGAGCACAAGCCCTCTGTGACCATCTCGGTCAAAGAGAGTGAGTGGCCAAAGGTCGGCGCGTTTGTCTGGGAGCACTTTGACGAGATGTCTGGTGTGTCGTTCCTGCCACACGACGGCGGCACGTACCGACAGGCCCCCTACGAGGAGTGCACCAAGGAGGACTACGACCGACTGTTGGCGCAAATGCCAACAATCAACTGGGCCGCGTTCGCCGAGAACACAGACAACGTTGAGGGCGCACAGACCTTGGCTTGCACCGCAGGCGGTTGCGAGATATAATTGAATCGGGGCGGTACCTCTGGGAGTTCTCGGGGGAGCGCATACCGCCCCACCTTATACTTAAAAACGATGACTGGATATTTAAAAACCACGACTGTATACACAAAGGACAACTGTCCTGCGTGTGTCCAACTCAAGGCCCGATTGAACAAAGAGGGCACTGAGTTCAATGAAGTAAAAATTGGTCGGGACATCACTGTCGACGCGTTCAAGGAACAGTTCCCAAACGTGCGCATGGTGCCCCATGTTGTTGAATCAGGAGAATGAAATGAAAGATAAACTGTTGTCTCTTCTTGAAGGCGTAATGGGCGCGTTCAGCATGTTGGTGGGCTTTTTGTTTGCCTGCTACTTGGTGTTCATTGGTGTGGGCCTGTGGGGCC